GTGAGCTTTTGAATAAAATAAAAGACGATATGCCAGAAGAATGGGTCAACTACTTGCCTCAATTATCTAACTATTAATGCCAACATATTCTTATTTTTGTAATAAATGCCATTCTGAATTTGAGCTATTTTTCTATATTAAAGATTATATTTCAAATCCATCATGTGTAGTATGTCAATCTGGTTCAACAGAGCGAAACATAACCAAAGATGCTATCACATTAAATACTTCTGTAAAAAAATCTGATACAGAACTAAAAACAATTGGTGACCTAGCATTGAGAAACTCAGAAAGAATGAGCGATGATGAAAAACAAGCCTTATACAGTAAACACAATGCCTATAAAGATGATCAATATAAAAAACCTTTACCTTCTGGAATGTCTAGGGTAAAAAAACAACCAAAAATAAAATGGCCAGGAACATCTGGAAATAAAAAAAGAAGGAATATTAAAAAATGAATCAAGATTTTTTTGTAAGGCCAAAAGATAATACAAATAATACCATAGAATATTTTACTATGATTGGACAACACGAATATATAGACGAAGATAAAAATCCTAGACTCAATAGTGAAAAACCAAACGTGTGTGCAAAAAAAATTATAGGTGATCAATCTACCAAATTTTTTATCAAAACCGGATTATACGGTAAGATCTATGATCCAATCGGACTATACTCAGAAGGAACAGGTGCTAAATTTTTAGCAAAAACTGGCAAAAAGGCTTGGGACTTTAAACAAGTCAATGCCAAAGTATTTGAGATGTATTTGACGTTTTTAAGAACAAAAAATAGGGCTTGGCTAACCAATGCCGAAAGGGAGTTAAATTAAATGAAATTATCTAAATCAACGACATATGCTATTAATTGGCTATATAGTAATAATAAATCAATCGACGAAATAGCAGAAGAATTAAATTTACAAATTGATACCGTAAAAGAGCATATAGAAAAACATCATGTGCAAAATACAAATACACTTGCAACCAAAAGTGAACCTGTAAAATCATCTAAAGAATTAATGATAAGACACACCAGAGACAAACAAACCAATAATGTCTCTATTATGACTAGAGAAGCGTCAGCATTCAATGATAATGCAAAAAAGAAATTTAATCATCAAGGAAGATCACAGGATCATATTTTTAAGCCAAATAAATGAACAAGTATCCATCTAAGTATTCTAATGGTAAAACTGTCACTGCTGCCCAATTCATTACTGAGATTATATGTGAAAGAATAGCAAAAAAAAATAAAAAGGATTTACATTATAGATTTTGGGTTTCATCAGAATGGGAAAAAGAATATAAAGGACAAATTGCTACTGCGCATAAGTTATTAAAAAAATATAATCCAAAAACTATAATTAGCGCATTATCCACTAGTGATGGCGTAAAAATTTATTCATTGCGAGCGCCTCACCTGATCGATATAGTAGATAGGCAAGCGAAGAAAGAGCTTTCGCAAAAAGATCATACGCACAAACCACCTGTTGATAGAAACTTTCTTCAAGAAGGTAAGCAAAACTCCGGCCATAAAAAAAATATTCTAGACAAATTAAAGGACATAGACAATGGTAGCAATTCAAGATAGTATAAAAAAAGATTTTGGTAATGATATAATTTTATCAGCTAATAGCATTATTGATAAAAAAAATATAGTTATACCAGTAAGTCCAGCACTAGACTTAATATTAAATGGAGGTATTCCAGAAGGTAGTTTTGTTGTATTAACAGGTCAACCGAAGTGCGGAAAAACAACAACGAGTTTAGACTTCGCCGCTACCTCACAAAGAGAAGAATATGCAATTGGTTCAGAGCCTAGAAATGTATATTACTTGAATATTGAAGGAAGATTGAAAAAAAGAGATATTGAGGGCATACCGAATCTAAATTTAGATAAATTTGATGTTATAGGGTCTCAAACAGGTAAAATTTTACACGCAGAAGAATATCTACAAATTGGCGAAAGAATTATTAATGAAGATCCTGGATCTGTACTAATAATAGACTCTTATTCAGCTTTGTGTACTGAGGCAGAAATTACCAGTGATATGGATAAGATGCAAAGAGCAGATGGGGCAAAACTATTAGCAAAATTTTGTAGAAAAGTTGCCAATGTGATTCCTGTTAATAAAAATATTGTTATTGGCATAACCCATCTTATGGGTAATCCAACTGGATATGGTGCAGAATTTAAAGAAAAGAGTGGGCAGGCAATAGCTTATCAAACAGATATTAAGCTTAGGGCCAAAAGTTTTAAACCTTGGTTATTAGGTACAGACAATACTCAAATAGGTCAAGAAGTTGAATGGCAAACTATGTGTTCAGCATTAGGTCCTCCCGGTGGTAATATCACATCTTTTATTAGATATGGTAAAGGTATTGATAAAGAAATGGAGCTTATCAATCTTGCTGTGGATATAGGACTAATTAATAAGGGTGGAGCTTGGTACACACTATCGTTTATGAATGACGATAAGAACAAATTTCAAGGAACAGAAAAGGTCAGAAACTTTCTAATTGAAAATAAAGATATTTATGAAAATCTTTATCAGGAAGTCAAAAAGACTATGGGTATATAATGAATGTGATTGATTTGGACGGTAATAGTTCTATTTGGCAATTAACTGGTAATATGAGTAAATCTTATCAGCATAAGTCTAGTTATCATATTAAAGCCAGAGAAGTACTTAAAAAAATATATCCCACAATGCAAATTTTAGAGGAAGTTCCAGTACATGTCAGAAAATCAGAAGTTTTATATTTAGATTTTTATTTACCACTAAATCGTAAATGCATAGAAGTGCATGGTGAACAGCATTACGCATTTTCATCCTTTTATCATAATAATAAATTGTCTTTCTTAAAAGCACAAAAGAGAGATAAAGATAAATGCGAATGGTGTCGTGTTAATGGTATATCATATATAGAACTAGCTTATAATACTATTAATGAATGGGAGCATATCGTTGCAAACAACTAAAGAACAAGTCGAACAATGGGATAAAGTATTAGATGAATATGAGTCATCAATAGGTCTTGGTCAATATCAAAACACACACGGATTTAATGATCAAGAACTCAATATATATTTCACAATGAGTAGGGATCAAATTGAAAAATTAACTCCTGAAGATTGTGCTCAAATATCTTATAGACTAGCACAATACTCTTTTTACTTACAAAGAACATTAAATAGAGAAATCGCTAGATATAATTGGGCAGAAGAAACGGTGAAGGAGACGATTGCGGACGAGATTAATAATTATAAAGGTTATGGGTATTTAGAAAAATCTTACCAAGCAATTAAACATAATGACAAGGCACAGTCATTGCATAAAATACAAAAATACGCAAAACAGAGAATGGACAGATTATCATATCTGGCTAATGGTATTAAAAACTTATCTGATGTTATACTTTCAGTACAAAAAATAAAGGTGAAACATGCCTCTTGATAATGATGATATTAAACAATTAATCGCTATATTACAAAAAGGATTGTCTTCTGAAAATAAGACTAGCCCTACGACACCAACACAATCAGATTTAGAACATCAGATCAAACCCATTAAACGAAATGAACCAAAGACAGAAAATAAGTTCATTTCTCTGGGTTTTCATAATTTACATAAGGAAGACGTAGCAATAGATAAGATGCTACAAAAAAATCCTCCAACACCACGCAATAGACAATTTAAAACAATAGATGTCAAGTGCAGGGTTTGTGGAAGATCTGAGTCTATAAATCCTGCTGTTTTGTATGAGTCGCCAGACAGATATAAATGTAATAGGTGTTCCTCATCTCCAGGTTGAGACCATAATGATACTATCAGACCCTTCCGCTGAAAGAGCCTTACTATCTACCATATGTCAATATGGAGAATCTGTATTTTTAGAAATTTCTGATCTAATTTCTGAAACCACATTTACTATAGATAGTAATAAAATTATATTTCAGTGCCTAAAGCATATACTAGAACAAAATGCCAATACTATTATAGATATTGGTATTTTATACTCAGCAGCTAAAGATATTGGCGTTGATCATATTCTTCAAAGAAAAGAAGAAGTTCAACACTTGAAGGCTATATTAGATTTTCCAGCCAATAAAGCCAATGCAACAACTTTCGCCGCAAAAATTAAAAAACTAGAGATAGCCAGAAAGCTTTATAATGAATTAGAAGAAACCAAAGATAAAATCTTAGAAGTATCCGGACAAGAAAGTATCACTCAAATCTTAAGCATTGCAGAGGATGGTATTTTCAATTTTTCTTCTAAATTAACAGACAGCGATAATGGTCCAGCACACGTCGCCACAGATTTAGAAGCCTATATAGACAATCTAATTAATAATCCGATTAAACAAGTTGGTATTTCAACTGGATTCCCAGTATATGATTCTGCTATAGGTGGAGGATTAAGAAAAAGCACAATCAATGTCATAGCAGCTAGACCAAAAACAGGCAAAACGCTATTAGCTGATAATATGGGATTTTATATTGCTAATAAGTTAAAAATTCCAGTTTTAAATCTTGATACAGAAATGACAAAAGAAGATCATCTAAACAGGCTAATAGCCATGATTACAGAAATAGAAATATCAAAAATAGAAACTGGTAAATTTACAGATTCTACTGTAATGATAGATAAAGTAAACAAAGCTGTTGAAGAATTAAAAGAGACTCCTTTGTTTTATAAACCGATAGCGGGTAAGCCGTTTGATGAACAATTATCTATTATGAAAAGATGGATAGTTAAGGAGGTCGGCTTAAATACTGATGGATCTGCTAAACCTTGTGTGATTTTTTATGACTATTTGAAACTTATGGATAGTCAGG